TGGTCGATCGGATCAAGGCTCGCGGCTGGATGGGAGACGCCGAGCAGGATCACGTTCTCTTCGAGACTCTGTACCAGCACCAGAGCGACCACAAGGAGGCCCGGATCCACGCGGCCCACGAGGTCCAGGACATGCTTCGGAACGAGTTCCAGAGCCTCCGTCCGTGGGTGCGAGACATCGAGGCTTGATCTCTCTCCCCACGGTAGTCGGTTGGTGGGACCGGCTGCCGTGGGTTTTTCTGTCCCACCAACGGAAGGAACCAGAGCATGGCACACCATGTCGATAGATTCGCCCACGGCGACGCCGCAGACCATGAACGAGACTGTCGGGTCGCCGAGCATGACGAGGCACAGGAGAGGATCGCGAACTGCCTGGAGAAGGTCGTGGTCGCATACGAACAGTTGTGGGAGGCGAGAGACGACGAGCGACTCATGCACCGCATCGATCCGTTCGACATCGTCCGACGTCGGGCGGAGAAGCTCCGGGCGGACCTGATGAACAACGTGTTCCGGGACATCGCCAACCCGGCTCGGGATCGAGTGAGTGAGCGACACGCGAAGATCCTCGACCTGATCAACCGACTGGCTATCGAGGTCGGATGCAAGTAGACTGAGCAGTCCACGAGCCTTTCGTTCGCCGCCGCCCGGCCACCTCTATCGGCTGGGCGGCGGTTCTAGTATCCGCTCGTTCTGCCCGCGCTCGGGCCTGGCGGGTCAGGCTCACGGGTCGATCGTGGCTCCGGGTCCACTCGGACCACGGGCGGCAGACCCTCGTCCGGCAGTCGTGGGATCGAGGCCGTGTCCGTACTGAGCGTTGGCGGTCGGACTCCCTCGATGCTGACCAGCAGGTTGGCCCAGAACCGTTCCTGCTGCCTCACCAACTCCAACGCTGCCGGGTCGACATCCACATCGGACGCCAACTTCTCGATGAGGTCCGCGAGGCTGGCGCGTGCAGCATCGAGCGCATCGAGCACGGCTCGGCCGTCTGGCTCGAACCTGTCGTCATCATCCACGACAGGCGGGCCGGACGTCCGCTCGGCTGCGTCGTACAGGTCTCGACCGACCGGAAACATTGGGAACCGACTCATGCGAAGAGGCTGTCCGAGATGGTCTCACCGCCTGCGACGTTGCCGGGCAGGCCCAGGTTCAGCTTCTGCATGTCGAAGAACCGGTCCATCTCCTTCGCGAGCGATCCCTCAAGGTTGTTCGTGATGGGTATCGAGAAGGTGTCTCCGTACCGGAAGGCGGTGCTGCCGGGGATCAACTGGACGGCACCGAGGCCCGGTCCCATCGGTCGCATCTCCGCCACCGTCACGTGATCGATGAAGATCTCCGAGGCGTTGGTGATGTTGCCCGTGGCCTCGACCACGATCTGCGATCCCTTCGGGATCTCAGGCGGAGCCATGCAGACATTCGTAACCAACTGATACGAGGTCGTGATCGATCCATGAGCGATCGAAGCAGACATCTCCCGGAGGGCGATACTGTTGTTCAGGATCGTCCCGCCGCTGTCCTGCACGGACACCTTGATCCCTGCACCCGCAGCCGCCGACCCTCTCTTGATCGCGAAGGAGATCGAGTACGGGACATCGGGATTGATCTGCCCGAGAGTCTCAGCAGTCAGCCGCAGACGCTGCCGGATCTTCGGCGCGGTCGATCCATCGCCCACGAGCTTCAGCGCGTTCGATCCGGTGTACCCGGCACCAGCGGGCAGGATGTGAGTACCGGCCACACCCGTAACGATCGACCATCTGTCCGGTGCGTTGGAGGTGAAGTCTTCGTAGTCGCCGTTCGTCGTCACGTTCTTCGCAGCGGATCGTCCGCCATCCTGGTTCGGACTCACGACGGGAAGAGAGTATCGCGCGCCGGATCCTGTCGGCCAGTCCTGATCGAATCGAGGAACCGCCCGCTGCCCGTTGACGGCGAAGACCTCGGCGTTCTCGTCGATGCCTGCCGAGGTCTGGTCGCCGATGCACCTGGCCGTGATGGTCTCGGTCCTCACGTTCTGTAGATGGATGTTGCCCGCTCGATTGCCGTACCTGTCGACGATCGGTGAGACCGCCGAATACAGGAGGGTTCCGTTGCCGACGTTCGATCCGCCAGCCGTCACCGATCCCGTCGTCACGCTGTTCCCATCCACCGATGCGGAGTCTGCGATCATCTGCTTGATCAGCTCACGGATCGCCCCTTCGAGCGACTTGTCGACCAGCGTGAAGTTGGCGTCGGTCATGTCGACGAGTGTCTTCGACGCTGCGACCAAGAGGTCTTCGCTCAGATGCGTAGCCTCGTTCTTTCTCGTCTCCAGTGTCCGCCCGATGTTGGCGATCTGGTCGAGGTCGCCACCGCTGTATTCGGAAACGGTGCTGGCGTACTGAGTATCGAGCGTTCCCTGGTAGTCGCGGACCGCCTCCGCGTGCTTCCAGAGTCTCCCGAGCCTGCCGAAGATGGTGTTATATGTGAGTGCCATAAATCAAGACTCCGATGGGAACCGCTGGTTCAGTTTCTGGCGGCGTCCCTCGCAACCGCACTTGCCTCCCGTCACCTTCTCGACCAGAGTATCCACGCCGGTCGCTCTCGTCACGCTGGCGATGCGATCGCCGAGACCACGCGGAGGACCCTGGTACTTCGTGCAGCGGTTGCAGGTCTCATCCGACGGGATACCCTCGACGACGAGAAGCCTGCATCCATCAGTAGTATCGAAGAAGATGCACCGGCTCATGGCTCGACCTGCCAGAGGATGACGCCACCAGTCATCGAGATGGTGGAGGTGCGGATGTCCGTGTTGAATCCAGGACCGACATCCGGGCAGTCGATGCCGCACGTGTAGGTCGGGCAGTTGCCGCTGTAGTCGATCACGCTCGTTCCCTCATACGGAAGGATCCCGTAGTGCTTGCCGAAGGGATCTGCTGGCTCATACGCAGAGAACCGTCCGGACTCCACATAGGTGAGGACCTGCGTGCCGTCTCCGATGATGTCGCAGGACTCACCCAGATAGTTGATCTGCCGGATCTTCATATCCACACCAGCGGAGAAGGGAAACGTCCCGGAAAAGGTGTTCACACCGTTGCAGTCTTCGGTCCGGACGTAGGTATCCAACAGGCCGTTCGGGTCCTGCCCACCGATCTCGATGTTGAAGACCTTGTAGAAGTGCGAGTCGATCAGACCTAGAGGCCCGCCGAACCTGCGCTCGTACTGGTCGAGGACTACGTCCGGGATGTTGAGGCCCTGCCCAACAAGATGGGTGACGCTGGACACGGTCGGGAAGGGTAGACCCTGTGCGATCGAGTCGGCATACGTATATCCAAACTGTGCATTCGTGCTGCCAAAGTTTAGCCAGACCGGGTTGCATCCTGGCTGGTTTGGGAAGCCGGGCGGGCAGCACCCACAACGCTTGCTATAGAGATCCGCCGAGTTGGCCTGTTGGACATACGATCCCATCGTATCGCCGCTCCGATCTCCAGCATTGTTCGGCAGGGTGAAGGAGGAGTATCCGTCGCACTCCAGGCGGATCGCCGTCTCGGCGTACTCGGAGGTCTCGACCGAACTCACGCTCTGCGTCGGATAGGCACCGCACGACTCGCACGAGGTCGAGGTGGCGTAGAATCTGGTGGCGATGCCGATGAACGCCATGACCTCGGCGAACGGATCTCCCGCATCCTGACAAGTGCAGGGCGACGGCTCATCCTTGCAGCAACAGGAGAGGTATCCGCTCACCGGAGCCTCGTGAAGTCTGAGTATGCGATGGTGTAGGCGGTGACCACCACCGCAGAGGCAGCGTCCGACGATACGTCGATGATGTCTCCCCGGTTGAGAAAGACCGGGACGTCTATGGTCACGGTGGTGTTCGCTCGGATGCTCACATCCTTGAACAGACAGAACTTGTCGTCCGGCGTCTCGTCTGCTGGCACGTGTCGGATGGTGTATTTACGAACCGAGGCCGTGGTGTTCGCGACATACATGGAGACCACCGCCTTCGGAGTGGTCCCGCATCGGATCAGCTCGCGAGCAGCCGTCCCAGCCGTGCCGATGTTGTAGCTATCTGATGCCATTAGATACACTCGAAGTCAAGGCGACATGGTGCGCCGAAGTGGACGACTGGTCCGGTGGTGAAGCTCTGCGGGTCAGTCACGGTCAAGACGGTGCCGGTGTCGAGCAAGTGGTAACTGGTCTGAACCGACGAGGTGTTGGTCAGCGGGACATTGATGTTGTTTGATGACCAGTCATGGAGGACGACCTCGTTGTCTTCGTCCGTGTCATTGCCTCGGATACTGAGAAGGGTTCCGCTGTAGGCATGACCCGACAAGGTGGTGTTGCCGATGGTGAGGCTGACCTCCTCGATGAACTGCCCGACCCTGAAGAGGTAGGCGGTACGATTCCCCGACCCGCCATCGCCGACGGCCTGCGGAAAGAGCACGTGGATGTTGGATGCGTCTATCCGCCGGATCACGGCACACAGGCAATACCCGACTGAGAAGTCAACCTGCGGATCCAAAACGATCCCGTAGTTCTCATCGATCTCGTTGGTCTTCGAGTCGATGTCTCCGCCCCTGCGAATCTGTGAGGTGAGGAGGATCTCTTCGTAATCGTCATCGGTCGACAGAACCACCGTGTCGTCGGGTCGAAGCAGGACCTCCCGCCATCCGTACTTGCCTGGGTGCTGCGGTGCGAGCGATGAAGCAAAGACCGGAAAGACCAGAGGCTTCAGGTCGACGCTCAGCTTGCCCGATACTGCCGCCGCCTCGATCAATGGACGCAGAGCATCGAGTCGACGGAACGCTTCGTTCAGCGTCGTGAAGTCGAGTCGGCCCTGGGCACCAGTATGGAATCGGGGCAGGTCGGTCAAGGGGAGAGCATCCGGTATTGCAGGTTGATGTTGGCCGTGTTGGCCTTCGCGAATACGTCTGCGGTCGCCAGTCTCATCAGAGCATATTCTCCAGCGAGCAGCTTGACCATCGGCTGAAAGGCGGACGAGACTTCGAGTCCGATCTCCACGTAGTTGGTCTCGTCGAGGTTACGGAAGAAGGCTACACCGCCCGCCGCAGTATCTCCCTTTGCAATCGCCTCGTGACCTGTGCCGATGACCTGCGATCCGCCGGAGCCAGCAGTCGACGCCAGGTCGATCGAGAGCTTGCCGGGTGTGAAGGACTCCACGAAGTTCGTCGCGTTGATCGCGAGGCTCGCGGTATATGAAATTTCGTCTGCCATTGTCTCGGCCTCTAGAAGTTGTCGGAGATGCCGTTGAGGTCCAGCATCTGGTCGAACGGCTGGATGAAGTAGACCAGCCGGGGAAAGCGTTGCTCGTCGTCCAGCGCGGGGCGACCATTCTGGTCAACCAGAGGCTGCTGCACCAAGTGGAACTGTTCGTCGTCGATGAAAGAGTGCGAGACCTGGTAGACCTCGACTCCAGTTCGGCGGACACTCGCGCCTCGATATAGAACCCTGCCGGGCCGAGCACCTAGAAAGTTCGTCGAGTTCCGAGCGAAGCGAAACGTGCCCAGCCGTCCGAAGTCCGGCTCGCCCTCGATGGTCTCGGTGAGCGTCAGCTCCTGGATCTTGCGGAGCACCGAGGTCGGGTTGCCTCCGGGCGCGATGTCCTCGCCACGTATGTCGACCTCCGGGTCCTGCTGATCGTCGCCGCCTGGTGCCTCGTCTGGTATGCCTCGACTCGGCAGCTTCGGATTCTTGCGATACTCCAGCACGAACTCCGCACGAATCTCGCTGCTCAGCTCCACATAGTTGACTTCGTTGGGCAGCTCCGCGACAGGCTGCGGAGGTGCCGAAGAGTATGTGGTCGTAATCTGCTCGTATGACCACTCGACCGTCCATAGGTCTGTATGTCCGGACACGGGCGAAGCGTTGAAGTCTTTAGCGATCAGGCCTGGGAAGTCCGAGTGCGAGTCACCCTTCAGCGGTGCCTTCTCGGTGCTGCCCGTGATGGTCTGGTTGCCAAAGGATGCGAGCAGAGCCTTCGGGTTCGCGTACCCGCTCGCGATGAAGGAACGGCTCGCCGCACCTCGTCCACCGCTGGAGTTGAACTTTCGGGACTCGATGACCTCGATCCACTCAGGCAAAGCCGCCTCCCATCATCGCGGTGTTCTGTACGATCTGGGCAAGCAGGTCTCTCGACTGCTCGCTGATCCTGTTCAACAACTTCGACTCGTTGACCTGGGCCGATACTGCCGTGGTGAAAGATCCGCCAGCAGTCGAGAACGTCGAGGTGGCACCAGCGACCTGCGACTCTGCTTCTGCTCTCGCCTTGGCGATCTCCTCCTCAGCTTTGAGGCGTGCGTCGAGGAACGCCTTCTGCGTCTTGGCCTGCTCCTCTGCCTTTGCCTTCTCGATGGCTAGCCTGTCTTCCTCTGCCTCTCTCGCCTTCTCTGCGACGATCGCCGCCTCCTCCATCGCCTGCACCTCCTTGATCCGCAGGAGCATCGCTTCCTTCTGCCGCTCCAGTTGTTGAGCCTCAAGGAACTGCTCGTTCTCTCGGAGGTCTCGGATCCTCTGCTCGATCTCCAGGCGTGCGTCGTACAGTTCTCGATCCGCCGTGATCTTTCTCTGGGCGGCATCATCACCCGCCGCCGCTGCCCGCATCTCTCGCTCCATGAGGTCGTCGGCGAATCTCTGCTGCTGCCGGTTGAAAGCCGCGACCTCCTTGGCATGTTGCTCGGCTGCGGCGATCCGTTCCTCTTCGAGCTTCTTGATCCTCTCCTGCTCAGCCTTCACGTGGGCGAGATGTGCGCGCTCGACCTCCTCCGCCATCCGACGACGGCGTGCGATGCCTTGAGCGACCTTCGCTTCCTCCGCCCTCTTTAGCTGCTGCTCCTCGAAGTCCTTCGCACCGAGGGCGTTGCCGATCAGCCTGCCGACCTGTCCGGCTATCGGGATCCGCTCCATGCCTCCGAGCAGGCCTTCGAACAGAGCCATGCCCATGCTCTTCCCTGCCTCGCGAGTCTCCGGGTTGGATTGCTTGACTGCACCGTCCAGCGCGCCGGTGATGATCGATCCGATAGCTGCCGCGCCGACGGCACTGGCAAGGCCGCCGGTAAAGTTCTTGCCAGCCTTCTTTCCGAACTCTGCCACACCGCTGAGCTTGCCAAACGATCCGCGCATCTTCGCGGCGGACTTCCGCATCATCCCCTCGGCCTTGCGGAGTCCACCCTGGAGGCGGCCCGTCGTGGCCTCGATCGCGACCTCTAGGTTGTAGTCAGCCATGTATCCGCCTCATCTCGCGCTCGATACGCGCTCGGTGGTCCATCCCGCCGCCCATGCTTTCAGCATCCCGTTCCAACATCGCGATGATCTGCACGATGTAAGCATTGAACTCGTCGACCGGCAGATCCAGAGGCGGCCCGACGCCAGGCAGATATCGAGCGATGTAAGACGCATCCTCGATCCAGTCCCGTCGGGCCTCGGTCAGTTTCCCTCGCTGTTCTCCGCCGCATCCTCCTCGACCATCTGATCGTAGTTCGAGCCGAGCGACCAGAGGGCGGCCCGTGTCACCTGCTCCGGCCCTAGCTCATCGATGAACGGATGACGCTCTCCCATGCTCACTTCGAGGATACGGATTGCCCACCGGATATCGAAGGCGGCTCGGATGAGCACCACGATGTTGCCAGAGGCTTCACGATCCGCCCTGAGCCGCTCCATCCGTTCGGACGGGTCGAGTCCTGCCGCATCCATGTCGTCGATCAGGCGGGACCTGGAGGCCGCCTCGAACTCGTCCTGTATCTGGATCATCTGCTGGGCGGTCATCCGCCCCACGTTGACGGTCCCTCCGGACCACTCGACGACATGGATATTCATTCTTCCATCTACTCCTCGGACAGGGACACCGTCGGCCACTCCTCGCCGACGCGGACACAATCCACGCCGGACAGAACGGAATCGTCGAGGATGCCAGCGGCACCCATCGCGGTGCTGATCGCCTTCTCTCTGGACCTCCTGCCGGGACTGACCTGCCAGGTCCGGGAGGATCCATCGACGAACCGCAACCGGACTTGCCAGTCTGGCTCGCATCCAGGCACGACCAGGTCCTCAACATTCAGATTCACGACGTCACCCAAGCCACGGTCGGACCGTCGGAGTCGTCCATCTCAAAGTTGAAGGTCACGGTCGACTCCCCGTCCTGAGTGACCGACATATCGGTTCCGTTGATGATGGCGTTGAAAGTCAGCGACGAGGACGCCTGGACCTTCAGCACGATCTCAGCGGATGCCGAGGTCCCGGTGATGCCGGTTGGCTTGGTGGAGGCCGCACCGTACTTCATGATGCCGCCAGCCGAACCGGTGATGTCGAGGACCGCAGAGGCCCGACGCCTCTGGCCGGTGTCGCCGAAGCCGGTCACGATCGCGGTCGATCGAGTCATCGAACAGGACCACGTGTTGATGCTGGCGTTGAAGTCGCCGCTGGGCATGGTGACGGAGCCGTCGGATCCGTGAGCGAATGTGAGTGCCATGAGATTCCTTACGCAGGGTCTACGGCGATGACTTCGAAACTAGAGTCCACGCGGAGGGCCTCGCCGTCGACCTCCGGTGTTCCACGATCCAAGCATCGAACCAGAGCACGATCGAAGCCAGTCGCCGACAGTGTAACGCCTTGGAGCCTGGCGTAAAGCAGGGCCTCGATGTCAGCCGCCGCGTCCGCGCCTTGGTCTGTCAGGCTCAGAATCGAAACGGTGACCTCGCTGGTATGCCGTGCGTCGTCATCGAAGAACCGTTCGATCGCAGGAGGCGACATCGTATAGACCGCGAGAGGGAGGGCCGTACCGGCAGGAGCCTCCGCGAAGAAGATCCTGTCGCCGACCGCAGACGCGAAGGCGTTCGATCCGCCGGTCAGGTGGGCATAGACGGCCTTCATGATCTCGACACTCATCGGATCACCTTTCTGGCTTTGGTCGTGCCTCGCACGGCCTGCTTCGCTTTCTTCCCGAACCGCTTGATCTCCCTCTTGATACCAGCACGGAACCGAGGAGCACCGATCGCCGGAGCTATGTACGGGTGACCCTTCGACATGCCGAGAAAGGAACTCCCCCACTTGTCGAGAGGCCGCGCGTATATGACGTTGGATCCCAGAGACAGGCTCACGGAGTTCGGTCTCTTGACTGGCCGCGTCCTCGCCGCCTGCGTCACCCACGACCGACGCAGCGTGCCGGACTGGACCGTGGGCGGTTTGCCTGGTTTGGCGGATCGATACCTGAGTCCGGAATACTTCTTGCCCGTGCCCTTCGTGCTCAGGGTCCGCTTGATCGACGACTGAAGTTGAGTGGTCACCCTGTTGGTGAAGTCGAGAAGCAGCTTGTCGAACTGCTCCTTCACCTTCTTCGCATCATAGTTCGTCGAGACCGTGGCCTTGACTCCTCGCGGGCGGCTCATATGACTTCCTCCATCTCAACGATGGTGTATTGCATCCCGTCCCTCGATTGCCTCTCGTCTGGCTGGCGGACGGACGAGACCTCGAAGGTGGCCGAGTCGTACTCGATGCGATCCTTGAACTCGATGTCCTGCTCGCCTGGAAAGTAGACGGTCGCGGTGCGTGACCTGATCTCCCGACCAGCGACGACCGGATCAGATCCAGTACCGATCTGAACGAACCCAACGGCAGAGGTGGAGGAGAAAGACTCGACGGTGCCGCCGATCGCATCGGTCGATCCGCTGCCTTTCTTCTTGATGGTCAGGTCGCGACCGTATCTCCGCACGAGTGTCGCTATGCTCATCGGATCTTCCGGTATGCGGTCAGGAGCGAGGCATACCTCTCGACCTTGTCAGCGACAGAGATGCGGGAGAAGTTGTAGTCGCCGAGTGCCTCGGAGGCGAGGTTGGTATCCATCTTCACGTCGTTGAAAATGTCGCGGGCGATTTCGAGGCACGCCTGTTCGAGGTCATCGGGCACCGTCTCATACCCAGCCGTGTATTGGACGAAGACCGGGAAGAAGCCAGACGGGAAAGCGTTGGCCCGTGCATCGTCGGACCTGATGCCTGGGAACCTGTCGGTGGTGATGTGGACGATCCCCTGCGAGAAGTCGACCTCGTATTCAGAGACGTTGTCCCGTGGATATCTCACGTGGCAAGGTGCATCCTTGACGCCTCGCCCGCCGAACTGATAGAGGCTCGACGACAGGGCGTTCTCCACCAGAGTCGCAGACCATCCGGACACGCTGGAGTTGATCTGGCTCACCATCTGCGAGGTGGTCGGGTATGTCGTCGCGGACACGGTGGCCGTAGTCGATGTCCCGCCCGATGTCGTCTTGCGAAGGCGAAGGTCTGATCCATCAAAGCCGACGGTCGCAAGGACGTCGCTGGACGCCGTGTCGCTGGTTACGGTGAAGGTGTCCTGTCGTCCATAGGCAACAGTATCGATCGAAACGATCGGATACTCATCCGTCTTCACAACTCGCTCGCCCTCCGGCATCTGAAACTCAGAGTGCAGGCGACTCTTCAGCTTGCGGTCGGTATGCGACTCGATGGCCGCCGTCGCTCGATCGACGCAGTTCTCAAGGAGTCCGTCCTGTCCGGAGTCTCCGATGCCGACGACTGCCTTCAGGTTGGCGAGCGATGTAAGTGCGTGCGTCCCGACTGCCATGCTTCACCCTCAAAGGAAAGAGGAGCCGCCGACCGCTGACGTTGGCCGACGGCTCCCAGGAAGAAAGAAGGTCACGCGCGGAGGACTTCCGCCGCACCCTTGCCCGCCGCAGTATCGGCGG